ACCCCGAGTTCATTACCCAGCTTCTTTTTCGGATGTAAAACAAATAGTCGGCTTAGACTAAAATAGGAGATTAAAAAGATAATGGTAAATAGATATCCAAAGTTTGATAAAAAAATTAATGAAATGATAATGACTTCTGAAATGCAGAAGCAAAAAACTAGAACTGCCGTTTTAGCATCCTATGACGTAAATACAAACAGCGCTAAGATTATGTTGGAGGACAGATATTCTGATCAAATTACCGACGTCCTAACAGGAGTCCCATGTCCGATGGTACAGCGGAATACAGGCAGTCGCCCCAGAAGTTGGAGCCAGATGTTTAGTTGGCTTTAGGGACGCTAACGAAAGAATGCCCTATATAATTTCTTTTTATGCGTCCCCAAATGATAGGACTCCGCTATACTATAATAAAATATCACAATCTGGAATACCAAGGTATATGATTTAATATGGCAATAGATCAAATATACATAAAAAAACCAATGAATCAATCTACTGGTTTATCAATAGAGTCAACTCAATCTGATTATGTTTTTAATAAAAGAAACGAATTTTCAAGAAGGGAAGTTGGAGTCAATCACCCAGATAATTTATCTTTTGTAAAGTTAACTGATTCAGGAGATATAGAGATTATGGCAAGCCCAGGAGTTGGAATAATAATAAGCGCTTCCAATAGATCCATAAGCCTATTCGCTGACACATTTAAAATATACACGACAGAAGATGATGGTATAAGATGGAACCAGCACGCATTTAACTATGCTGGAACAGATTTTACGGAGCCTTTTTTGGTTACTTTAAGAGATTTTCAAAAAAGCCCTGCTTATCATAATTATGAAGAAAAAATAGGAAAAATACAAGCTTTAAAAAATATAACCGATAATAAGGGTATTACTATTAATACTGATTATGAGTACGATGCACCGTCGGTCGATAGATCAATTACTTTAAATTCAATTAATAATTACGACAAGTATCTTTCTGATGATCACTTAAAGTTATTGAAGGAATTAGCAAAAACAAAAACAGCTGAATTTATAGAATATATGAAAGAACTTTTATATAATAACTATACTTTTAATCAAGCAAAAATTAAAGCTGAGAGAGATACTGGTAAATAAATGTCTGATTTAAGTTTAACTTTTGACGGAGATCTGCAAATGAGTTCTAATAAAGATATTGAATTGGTACCCTCTGCTGCTCAAGATGATATTCAACAAATATACATAAGATTGATGACTGAGCCTGGAGACTTCAAGGTCTACCCACAATTAGGAACTTCCCTATCTCAGTTGTACCGGAATGCCACAAGACCCAGCTACTGCAGAGCTTGGTAAGCAGCTGATAAGAAATGCTTTAAATAGAGAAGGAAGATTTGCAGGTAAAAACATTCAAATTAGCGCAGTGCCTACCGCACCTGACTGCCTAAGGTTTGATGTTAAAATAATAACAAACTACGGAGAACCAGTGGTTCTTTCGGTAAGTCAAAATATTTAAGGAAAACTATGGCGCTAATATATACTAAATCAAAAACTGAGATACTAAGTCAGATCATTAACTCATTAGAAAAAAATGCCGGCATAACAGCTACATCTCCTGGCTCTATAGCTAGGGCTTTTGCGGAAGCTGTATCAGACCAAATGGGCGATTTATATACTATATTAAAATACAATATTGATCAAACAATGATTAGTACAGCAAGTGGAAGAAATCTAGACCTAATAGGAGACTTGTATTCTGTAAAGAGAAAAATTGTTTCTCAAGAAATATCACAAGATAGAAATATAGCTAATGTTATTTTTAGTATAAATAAACCATACAGCAAAGATGTAGTAATACCAAAAGACACTCTTGTCTACAATGACATTAGTTCAACCTCATCTCTTCAGTTTCAGTATAAATTAGTTGGAGATGTAGTAATACCATCTGGATCAAAAAGAGCATACGGTCAAGTTTTGCCAGCTTTTACTGACAGGACATACACTGCTTCCATAGGAAGCTTAAACAAACATGGTCACGTGTCCCCTCCTGGAATAGTTTTATCAGTAGTAAATGTTAAAGAAATTTACAGCACGATTGATAATGAGAGCGATGATTCTTATAGGAAAAGAATTATGAGATCAATTAAGATGACTGCTTCGGGAACGGTTGAATCAGTAAGATTAGCATCACTATCGGTAAAGGGCGTTAGGGATGTCAGAATTAGGGAGGGAACATTTGGAATGGGCTCCTGCGATGTTATAGTCATTCCAGAGTCTCCAGCATTTTCGGCAACTTTGGATCAGTCTGTCTACCAGGCTTTATTGGCCGTTAAGCCAATTGGAATTAGAATGAATGTTAGAGTCGCTCAAAGAATCCCTGTATCCCTGTCAGCGAATATACTTATATCTGGTGGACAGGCAAGTTTAGCAAATGATGGCCTAGCAAACCAAGCGGCATACTTTGCTAAAAGATACTTAAACTCATTCACAGTTGGAGATATTTTAGATATTAATGTTTTAAAGGGTCAAATTATGCTAGCATCTGATTTAATATCAGATGTAGTATTAAATTCTATTTCAGTTCAAGGAGTAGAAATTCCAAAAGAAAATTATGAATTACCAAGCGAAAGATCTTACTTGGTAGCAGGAATTGTGGAAATATACCCTGCTATAATAGGTTACACCCAATAAGGAAATAGGTAAAAATGACATCAGATTCGTATTATGTTGTGAAGACTACGTCCATAGTTAAAGCGATAAATAAAACTAAAGCTAGATCTTTGCTTGTGGGCGAAGACGCTCATGGTGAAATATTGGCCCAAAAAGTAGAAGTAGACGAAAAGGATCAAAGCGATATTGCTCAAATCATATCCAGATTAGACGAAAGCTTTTCAGGCAACGAAGAAGAAGACCTTATAGAGGAAGATACTTCCAATAGCTACTCTTCCTATCTAACGGTTAATGAGGATGTTGTAAATTTTTTAAGATCTGAAAATAAGCGCTTAGCAAGACTCGCAGAAAAAAATAAAAATGTAAAAGAAGAAGCTGTGTATTCAGTATATCAAGCAGCATTTGACGCGTTTAATGGATTTGAACTTCCAAAAATTAAAAGAATTAATACCTCAAAAGTAAAAGGCATGGCAGAAACAGCTGTAGCGGTTTTTGCTGATTGGCAATTAGGCAAGGTAACTCCAAGTTATAATTCCGATGTTTTGGCAAAAAGAATAGAACTCTATACGGAAAAATTAATAGAAATAACAGAAATTCAAAGAGCTCACCACCCAGTCAACGATTTGCATGTTTGGCTTTTAGGTGACATTGTTGAAGGCGAAGAAATTTTTGCTGGACAAAGCCATCTTATAGATTCTGGATTATATAGGCAGGTGGGAATTAATGGTCCAGAAATACTAACCACATTCATAAACACATGCCTAGAGCATTTTGATAGAATACATATCACTGGAGTGATAGGCAATCATGGCGCAGTCGGTGGCAAGGCAAGAAAGCAACATGATCCAGAAACTAATATGGACAGACTATTGTATAAAATATTAGATTTAATATACTCAAAAGAAGATAGAGTTACTTTCAACATCCCTGATGGAAAAGGTGAAAGAAACTTTTACGCCATAGATAACATAGGAGAATACAGTAGCCTTTTAATCCATGGTGATCAAATGCCTTCTCCAGGGCAGTTCTATGGTTACTATAAGAAAGTAATGGGATGGAAAGACGAATCTATTCCAGAAAATTTTGACGATGTTTACATGGGTCATTATCATCAAAAGTTCAAAATGACTATTGGCAGTAGTACTCTTAGAATATCTGGCTCACCAGAAAGTCACAACACTTATGCCCAAGAGTATTTTAACTCTATGAGTAGACCTTGTCAGGATCTATTGTATGTTCATCCAAAAAATGGCATTACTTCGGAGTATACAATTTGGTTAGACGCCGTATAAAATAGGGGTTTAGATGAAAAGTTTTATTTTAACATTAGCAAACATTCATTTCACTAAGAATGGAAAAGTTTGGACATCTGAACCAATAGATCTATACGATAACTCAAGCTACGTAAACTATTCCACACTAAAGTCTAGATACGGTCTAGATACAATTGGCGACCGGAACATTTGTTGGCAATAAAACTATACCATCTACTCCAAGTTTAGAAAATTCGCAAATTGTTACAGAATTTGGTGAAGTAGTAGAAGACAAAAACTTTAATTTAGAGTATATATATCCTGAGGGTCAACAGAACTCTGATTCTGCTACTCCTTTTATTGTTTGGACATTTGAGATTGGCGCCGATGGATACTATATTCTTACTGCCGAAAACAAAACCACACCCTTATTAAGGTTTGTTGATACAAGCTCTAGAGTTGATTTAGTTTCTTATAGAGGAACATTTTTTAACGCACCATCATCTCAACCAATAGAATATACGGTTCAGGTATTTGAGTCAGATGACCCTTTTGATTCCGAGGACCCACTGTGGGTGCCGAACGAAGTATCTGGTCTTACGGAATACTTATTTATTCAAAGGTGTAAAAGATTTGTTAAATTTGAAATAGAATTTTTTAGCGATTTACCAGAACAATATTTTAATTCAGATATTTTTAGAATTTTAAATCCAACTGGACCAAATCAAGAAGGAATGTATGTATATGAATTTGTATCAGAAACCGAATCATCATATGCTTTTACAACATCTCTTCAAGAATTAACCCCAATTGAATTTTTATTTTTAGTAGAGGTGCAAATAGCAGAAAGTTCTCCTCCAAACTTAAATGATTCTACTAGAGATATCTTAGAAAGGTTTCCTTCATGGACAAAGCTATACGAAGATTCAACTCAAGACGCTACTCCATCTCTCGCTGTTCCAGAAAGTTTTGGTGGAAAATTTTTAAATGCTTTAATTGGAGATAATCTAGATAAGATAGAATCTCTAATAGATTATTACAATTTGTCAAAATCGATTACTGGAGCAAGTACAAATCAAATTACCTGGATTTATTCAACTAGCAATACTCCAGAATTAGTTACATCAGTCAAAGGCGATGGCGTATCCCTGTCTAGGGTAACAAGTTACTCTGATTTCATTTCCTATACCAATGAGGATTATGTTTATTATTATTCCTCAGCTGATAGAGCAGTATTTACGCTAAGGCCTTACAGAAGTGTAAATATAAATGGATCACAAGTTGCATCTAGTCAGAACGAAACTTTAGTTTTCAATATGTTTGACGAGTTTGGAGCAAGGGTAGGACTTCCTAGACTAAGATTAGAGTCAAATGAAAATTATAAAAAAAGAATTTTAGATGTCTATATCAATAAACCTGGACCGGATATAGAATCTTTTAAGAGAACAGTTAGAAGAGAACTAGATTTATGGAGGGCAGTTGGATCCACTCCAGATTCATACTTTGCTGGTGCAACTCCAGAAATATTAGAGATGAAAGATATAATAAATCAAGAAAAGTTTTTTGATTTAAACGGAAATCCAACAGAAGAGTTTGTACAATTTATAAATCGACTCAATCAGGAATACCCAACAAACTGGGGCTTTGTTCCGTGGTCAGATCTTATTTGGGATTACGCTGGAAGATTTTCAGAAGGCGTTAGTAAAGTACCTTTTGTATATGATTTAGATTTTAGTGAATCTACTCCAAAATATTATCAACCAGGAATTGGAGACTTATCCGATCTTAGTATATCTATTAAATCTAATACTAAATACGGTTCCGATTTATTAAATTTTGAACAAAAACCATATCACGAAGATGTCTATAGAAAGCAAGCAATACTAAAAATATCTGGCATTGAAAAAAACACTACGCAAGATTCCCAAATGTCAATCTATGCCCCAATTAATTTAGACATATCTTACTACACCGAATATAACCTACCTATTCCTACGGCTGGTCCGGCAACACTTAACTACGTAGTTGAATTAGACGTATCTGGAACACCCTACTATTCCAATTTTGTTGATTACTACACAAACGAATACGCACCTACGCTACAGCCTGAATATGGAGTTAGAAATGTAATTAATCCAATAGATAATAGAACATTTGATAATATAATTTTTAAAAGAAAGTCGGATGACGTCACCTACCTAGATACATCGACTACTCCAGTTTCGGCCACGATTGATCAATCAAGCATATCAAATGCTAGAGTGATCTGGGGACAGTTTGCCTATTCGAGCAGTACCCCCAGATACATAGTGTCTAATCACTCTTCGCAGAATTCTGGTTGGTTATCAGTTCCTGGGCAGTCTAAGATAGATTCCACAAGCTACGCTAACGGAGTTTTTGTTGATGCGTTAACTCCTTTTATTACTGTCGAAAATCCAAATTCAAATTCATTTCAAGTATTATATGGTTCAAATATGTACGACATACAATACAAGTCTTTCAACACTCCAGTTCAAAATAAAAAAATTCAATTAACAACGCTAAACCCAGAAAGCGCAACTCCACAATATCAAGAAAATTTTAACAATTACATAGACAACATAGTTAGAGTTCGTGGATTATCAACTCCTACATATCTACATGTAGAAAATGTTAAACCAGATTTTGCGTACATAGATCCAGATTATACTTTGCCGACTGATGCAGGCTCTATTGGATATGGAGGTTGGATTTCTAATGAGAATTATCTATCTGATGTTTATGTTCCTAATATTTCAGTTAGAACCGATAATTCACAGGGTGAACTTTTTGCTACACCAAAATATGATATATCAAATATGTCCGCAACTCCAAATAATTTAGTATTTTATTGGGATCCAAATTTTAATGTATCTTCTCAACAATATCAATTAGATGGGGAAGTGCAGAGGAATTATCCAGCCATCATACAGCAGTGGTCGTATTTTGAAGCTCAATCTGCGACTCCGATAACTTTTGATATTTCAAATAGGGGAATAATTAAATCTGAAGAAGACTTAAATGGCTCCAACATACTGTCAGACATTGTAGTCAATAGGGACATACATAGATATGAATTTACTCCAAGATTATCTACTCCTGAGTATTATATAATAAATCAAATAGAAGCAATTCCCGCAGATCAAAACGATAATTCTTTTAATATATACACAGAAAAAAGAGCCGTTAAACCGTTCTACTCTATTGCTGAAGACGAGTATACGATTCAAAATGTAAACATTTTGCCTTCTCAGCACTACGAGGAAAAGACCAAAGGAATAGCCAATGATCTTTTTATTGAAAACGTAACTGTAAGGGCAAAATTAAATCCAGACGTAAATAGATCTATTGAATCAGAAATTCATTCTGGATGGTATTACATGGGTGAGCAAGATACCTATCTTTACGCAAGGCCAATCACTGAGCAGTATAATTTAGTTAATAATTCATCAACGCCTAGTATTTCACTTCCCCAACTAGCAAGACAGGGGGCTCCAATTATTGTAGAATCAACTAGTTCCCCACATCTTGAGTATAGGCAAATTTCATTTCCTGATCAACTAGATAATTCAAAGCTTTCTTTTGTAAACGTTGAAAAAATAGTAGCCACAGATACTCATAGAATATATTTGGCATACACAGATTCATATGATATTAGCATATACGATTCAATATCAGACACTTATATTGCGGAAGCCATGAACACCCTGCCCGGCGAAAGTAGCTTGTCAATTACTTCTTCTAATGGCGATCCGTTGATTATTGGAAGAGAATATAGGGTTATGTATAAAGTTAAAAATTCATACTACGTAGATAATGAAAACAATAATTCTTCTGGACTATATTCTAAAATCGTCTTTAATGCGCTACCCGAGAATAGCGCAACACAATTTTATGTAACTTATGAATCTAGTATTTTTGAAAAATCAACTCCAACAGGCTTGGTTCATTCTCCAACTAGAACTTTACTAAATGAAGGGTATATTTATTTAGATGAAAAAATTTATGATTACAAAAACTTTATAACAACAGTTAATCCTGGATCAATTATTGATGATCCATTAAAAGATTATATGACCATAGCTATAGAAAGTTTAGACGTAAATGGAAATCCAAAGCCGTATCAAAAATATGCCCTAGAATCATCACTTTTGAATGTGCAAGATCCAATACTAGAAACTGATATAGATGGTTTTGCCTACACTAAGGCAAGATATTCTGGCGCAACTCCTGCCACTGAAAATGCCGGGATTCTGTACATTTCGGGAATCCAAGACCAATACAGTTCTGCAAATGATATTGCAACAATCAATTATGAAATAATCAAATCAGAGTCTTACCTCGATCAACTATATGCAGAACCGACAAGAAGCTTTATGGAAGCCGATGGAGTTAGTACGCTATCTGTTAATGGTAGACTATTTTCTAAGTCAAAAAACGTCTCCAATGTATACGTTTACTACAGAAAGGCTAGGACCGTACATGAGGCTTTTGAAGTAGTAGAATATCAAAGTGTTGTTACGGCAGAGGATGGCTCATTTACTATCGGCCCAATAACTGCTGAGCCTCTTGCTAACGCCGGATATTGGTTTATGGCGATTGAAACGGCATTTAGCTCCGCAATCTCCACTACACCCATTACTATAGCTGGAGATATAATTAATTGGTTTGAAGACTCAAATGATGTTATTTTAAACGCTTCTGATAGAATTTTGCCAGTTCAAGATAGCTATGAAGCAGATGAATTTATTGAATTTAAATCAACTCCAGCTTTTAAAGTTAATTACTTGACTGGAGACCCAGATAGTATGACCGCAACCCCTACTGTAAGCCTACCTAAGTGGTTTAGGATACCCAGATATGCTCAGTATCAATTAGGTCTTTTAGGTAATGAATACTACTACGTAAGTAATAACAAATCTTTTTACCCAAGCTAAAATGTAATGGATGATCATGAAAATATTTAAAAATAATATACTAAATTCTAAAGAAGCAAAAATTAAAAAGGGATTAAAATTACCCAAGGCATCTGTAAATTTGGGTTATTATTCAGCCGAAGATATATCTCCAGCTAATTCACTGACCGTAGTCGACACTTCTCTTTCTATTCAGGAAAACTATATACAAAATATTAATGATCAAACTACATTAATAGCTAATGAATTAGGAATTCTAGAAGATCCATCTACTGGAAATAATAGATTTTCTTCTGAAGACATATTCATATCCGAGTACAGAAACAGCACAATAAACACCACTGATTACGTAGATGTCGAAAAAGTAAATTCGTTTTCATCAGGCCCAAATTCTAGAACAGACTTTTTATATTCCTACTATGTAAGTAGATATTTTACGGTTCAAGAAGATGCTAAAAGCACATCTATTGATCAGTTCAAATACGCAGGAAAAACAATATATAATATTGTAAAAACTTCCGATCTTCAGGAAGCTTCAAGAAAGATTCAAGGAATTGACATAAATGATATATACGTAACTTACTCAGACGGCTTAGAATATCTTGATCCTACGGGAAAGAAGAAATATAGAATTATACTTGAAAAATATACTGACAAATTTGTTTCAGAATTAGACTCTTTATGTAGAATAATTGTACTACTAGAAGATGCAAACCCGGTAGGGTTAGTTCTAAATTACGATAAGGTAGAACTGAATCAAGACTTAATTATAGTAAATTCTACATCAAATTATAAGGAAGTAATAAATTCTGTTCCATTATACAGTAGGGAATCGGAGGAGTCGTTAGTAGTCGACTATAGCTCCAAATACGATAGGACTTACGCCGTAAAAAGTGTTGAAAAAATAGAAGATATGTTTTCCAGTGGCGGGTCTTTTGATTCTAGGGGTTTTAATTTTTACGTAAACAAAAAAGCAATACCAGACAATAGAAACTATGAGATATTTAACTGGAGAATAATAGGAAAGATAAACAGGTCTTTTGATTACGTAAATAGAATAGATCAAGGGATAGTTAAAGTTGGTGTAATTAAAACAAATACCAAATCGGATTATACTGATCATTCAAAAGTATTTAACAAATTGAATTCAATAAACAACCCAATAAATATATATAATTATACGTTTGAAAATCCAGTTTCTCGTGAAGAAGCAATTCCTTTGGAGTCTAGCGAATACTGGAACGTTGACATAGAGTCAATTACTCATGAAAAGACTTCTAAGTTTGATTTTTTAATACTGGTTGCTAATAGCAATACTAATATATATTCTATTATTCCAAAACTTAAATCATTTACTGACAATGGAGGTTGTTTATTCATTGAAGTAGAAGGAGATCTTAGTGATTCCGTAAAGAGCATTCTTCCAGCGCCGGTGCCACCCCTGGTTACTGGAGAAGCAACTTCAGTGACATATAACATAACAGAGTCTAGTGAATATTCTGATTTAAATCTTTTTTCAAAAAATCAAACCTGGGACATTAAGACGTCTATTTTTGATACTGGTTTTGGTGTGTATGGAAAAATAGCAGAAACAATAACTGCATTTAGCAGCTCCCTTAGCACCTATCAATATGCGTCAACAGATCTTGGCCCAGTTGTAATTGGATTTAAAACAAACACAAATTCTGGAGCAGTGTCTTGTGGTAATATAATCTTAAACACTGTAGCTATTAACAAAAAAGCAGGAGCAGACTATACGCCTGGTTCAACAATAGTTTCATCTTCATCTAGTAATAGCTCAACAATCGACCTAGTTTCAGCAGCAGAGGGACCACTAAAGTATTTTTATAATTCTATAATAGTGGGATTAATATCAAAATATTACACTACCAGTAACAGTTCTAACTCTTTTTCTACTGAGCTGTTGGTCCCAGTATTGTATCACGCTACTAGCTGGAAAACATCTTGGGCTTTAAACGGTCCAACTATTGACGATAATAATTCATATAATGATATTTTGATAAAGAATAATGAGCTAGATGAATACACTCAATATGGTTTTACTAAAGAGCAAAATGGAGATTTGTATAGAAAATTAGACGACAAAACTGTTCAAGAAATATTCTTAAAAGATTTTTCTTCAAGCATTCCAAGTGATTATGGTCAATTTTACTCTAGCAATGATTCAATTGTCTACTATTTGGAATTTACCAATTCATCTATCTCCCCTAAAAATGGAACATATTTACCAAACTCAATATCTAGTGGGATTCCAACACCGTATTATACATTTGAACTTAAAAGCGAAGACTCTATTCAAAGTATATTTGCAAAAACATCGGTAATGTCAAGGCCCTTAAATCTTCCAAGTGATTTTGGTTCATTTTACATAAAGGATAGATTCAGAAATATTACAATAGATAGAGGCAATCAAGCATCAATAACTAACGATACGCCATATCATTATAGTTACAATTTTAAGACCGATTGGCTTAAAGTAATAAGTCAGGAAACATCGCTTGATTTTGACTTAACCTACGATGCAGAGTTTAGAGTAAAGATTCCAATTACTGTGAAAACATGGGAAAACGTGTACGGAATAGTTGGCTGGAAAACGCTAGATGAACCAGTGCCAATCTATAGGCAACTGAAATTTGCGGGCGACTTCACCAAGTCTTCTGTATCAGATGTTTCAATACCATTATCTAAGTCTGGCAAACAAATAACCAATAGATTTTTCTGCAAAGAAGATTTCATTAACTACGCCGCAAATCATAACCCCAATAATAAAAGTTCATTAAATCATTTTCCATACACTGGGGACATAGAAGAGGGGAATACCTTTAAGCAATACTCTTTTGATGCAGGAGACGCAAAAGCCGGAACATATGTTCACTATATACAGTGGACAATGAAAGAAAGCGGCTATGCAGTCTCTACGGATGGAGCATTTGGACCACAAACAGGTAGTGCCCTAAGGCAGTTTCAGGTTAAGAATGGCCTAGTCGTCGTTGATACGCAAGTCGATTCGGAAACAAAGAGCGCAATGGCATATTTTTGGGCCACAAAAAAACAAAATAAACAGCTGGCAGCAGCAAAAAAAAGAATAATCAAATACTACGAAGGGCAGAAAAAACCATCAATAGGCGAAAAGGTTATAAGATACATCGATAGGGCCATTGAGTATGCTGACCCATTTTCTGTAGCTGAAACTGGAAGATTATACAGAATTACCTATACAGGCTCAACAAAAACTCCTACATCAATGAGATCAAACATATTTATATCTCTTCCCGACGCACTTTTGGATAGAGCCGTAAACAATGCAGTTTACAATATAAAAATTTCAACTGGTGACGCTGCACTAACGGTGACCGGTATTAAATTCTATAAAGCACAAATAAACGATTCTAATATAGCGCGCTTTCCTCAGGAAGGAGGGCTTTCCAGATTTGAGGGTACTCAAAGAATAGAGGCAAATTCGTCTGGCGAATTTGTAGTAAACTTTGAACAACCAGAAGTTAATAGGTATAAATTTTTAGCATTAACAGTTCAGGGTTCAAAGCTACCCGCCAGGTACGGGAGAGCTCATGGCATATTTATTAACGAAGTAGCAGTTAATTATATGCCAGATCCAGGGGAACGTCAGCCAGACTTCGGCTATACAGCAGAAGAAAGGAGCGTAATAGATCTAGATGCGTACATGGATTTAAGAACCAATTTTGAATCAAAAGGTTTAAACATACAAAACACTCCCAAGGTGCAAAAAATAAATAGTCCTACAATATTTTCTAAACCAACAACTGTTTTAAATTTTTACTACGTAGATCAAAATGGGGTCGAACAGCAATTCACTTATACAGCTGATTCTCCCAATCAAATAGGCGCTGGTACAATTCTAAATCTACAAAGCGTTCAACAGTTTAATATTCAAAATGGAGTTACAGATCAATGGGGTGATGTTACTGTAAAACTTAATGAAGCTTCTCTTACTGTTGGTCAAACAATCAACATTACAAATAAGAGCGTAGCACTGACGGGGCAAACCCCAAGCCCTACAAGTCCATATATAGATTATATAACATTAACAAATGAAAGCCAAGAGGTAGGCGAGGACAAACAGGAGATAAGCATTTTATTCGACGTCAATGTAAGCAGTCTAACGAGTTCGCAGTCCTATGGTGGCGAAACTATAGTTCCAGTTCATAGACACCTGTATGCCTCATATCTAAGCGACGATCAAGCAAAGACTGAAAGAGTAAGTCCAATAAACAAAAATTCTGTTGACTATCTATCCGGCATAGTATGCTTATGTGATGCTGGTGGAAATCCGGTTGGTCATCCAGTTTTCAGCATGTCGCCAAACAATGACGATAATGTTTCGGTCAATATAACTAACATAAGATTGTTACCGGTGGACCCCACTAGTAGATTGGATGGTTTAGTTTATGGTTTTTATGATTTATCTGCAAGGAAATTTTTAGGAAACAACATATCTTATTCTGAATTCATGGAAAGAAACGGTCCTACAAATATATACATAGCAGTAATGGCTACGGATTACGATGGTAATACTATGTCTGAAGATATAGATTTCATTAACTTCTCAACAATACCGATATCTGTATCAAGAGTCCCTAACAAGGTGATTTGTCCGATATATAGTATAAAATTTAAAAACAAGGCTTCAATAGAAATATTTAAACCACAAAATTACTTAGATAAAAAAACCCCTTGGCATATAGCTGTTAGCTCTGGCTCTTTTGTCAAAAGCTTAGATCTTGAAATAACAAAAATATACAATACAGATCTAACTTGGATAAAAAAATATGCAACTAATTCTACAAAAGTTAAAGTTAAAGCATATTATGATACAGCAAGTTACGCTTCATCAGGTTGGTCAAAACTCCTCGGTAGGCCTTATTCGGACATATATGAGGAAAAGCCAATATTAATTGACTCAACAACTATAAGGCTAAGGCAAACTCCTATAGCTGCGATTCATGAAGCGTCTTCTGACGTTAGTTATTTTGGCTCACCAATTAAACCTTTTGTTTTTGTTTATATTAGAAAATCAATCAATGATCCATGGACTTTGGTAAAATATTCTGATATAGCTTCATTTGACTGTAGCACCGGAATATTACAGTTTAAGAATGGGATAGTTCCTGGTGATTATAATTTAATTAAAGTTAACTATTCAGTAGAATCTCCATATAGGTTAATTAAGGTAATAGATAATTTTGACATTAATCTAAATCCATTCTTAGATAAAGAAAATATTAAATTTAATAAACCAATGTTTTTCTATATAATACCAAGGAGCGTAGAAATCGTTGACCAGTACGAGAAGCAAGAATTGTATGGAGAAATTTTTGAAGAAGAAAATGTAGTAAAGTATACTCAAGATGCAAAAATATTTGATCCTTCAAATCCAAGATATAATCCATTAGCGCTTCTTTTGAGTACTATATATATTGTCGACAAAAACGTTGTTGATAGCTTTAAGTTTAATGACTTAAGATTAAAGGGTGGTGGTTTATCTTATAACTTTGATTCCGTTGAAATACTTAGGGAAATGCCTTATGCTAGATCATTTTGGGATATATCTGGCCCTGACGGTTTTGCCTATGCAAACGGTGGCTATGTTATAGTTAGGCTTCCAAGAGCTTTAAAATCTTACGTAAGTAATGATAAGATATACGATACGATATCAAGTGCACTCACTGCTGGAGTTGTTTTTGACATTGAAGATTACGAAGGGATACCATGGGAAACCGAAATATCTATATAAACTTTGGCGCAAGAATAGGATAATTATATGAAAAGTTCTCTTCCAGCATATATCAAAACGTATTCTTTAGGCACGAGAAAAGCTGTTTCAGATATAATTATTACCGCAAGACAAGACTCAAGAAGTGCTGCAAGCATAGCTCAGTCTTTGCAAGGCCTATCTTCGTTGAATCAATACAATGGAATAGTAATAGCTCCGTATACTCTGGTTTCTTTTGAGGCCTTTCTTGATTTTTTTAGAGATATTAATTTAAAAACAATTGACTATTACGACACAATGAACTCAGCAACTACAGTTCTTAATAGTTATGTTTCTATACTTAATTCTGAATTAGCAAAATTAGAAAAAGATGTTAATCAACTTGATATATTTGTCAATAATTATTCTTTTATTTCCGGAGAAGATGATTTATATAACGGATCATTTGTGGAGACTTTTTCTGATGATTCAAATTCTTATTTAACAGAAAATTTTCAAAACAAACAATACGATAGAGATGGATCTGAAATAACTTTGGATGAAATAGCATCCGTAGATAGTGTTCCTGGACACCTAAAGGCCGGAACAAGGTTGGTTAGTTTGGGATTTAATCCTAGAATAGAAGAATATAAAAATAACTACACTCAATATATATCTTCCTCTTCAGACTACTACAATTTATTTAATGAGCAGTCAACCAGAGGATGGAATACCACGATTAAATCTCCAATCGTAATAACCTCAAGAACTGAAGATTTTTCGGATATTGGATACGATTACTCATCAGTTACTGGCGCTACAGGTTCTCTAACTATGGTTTTTGAAAATCCTCAAACAATGAACTGTATAAGAATTTCTCCCAATTTAGGAGCCGATTTTCAACTTCTACAAGTTATATTATATTCTGCAGTAAGCCCACAAAACTCTGGCTCTACTGGTTCATCTACATCTTCTTCTTCTGAAGTTGCAAATCAAATACTTAGTTCTCCACTTCTTGTAGACTCAGTTAAGGACATTTCTTTTAATCAAACTTTAATTCGTAAAGTAAAACTAATATTTAATCAGCCCAGATACAAAAGAATATCAAATACTGCAAGTATATATGAGCAGCAATCAAAGATTATAGACTATTTTATTGCTGAGTCAAGAAGTTTAAGAGCAAAAAAACATGACAAATTACAAGATGTTGTATATTCTTATTTCTTAAAAAGAAATGAAATTGCAACTTTGTCAAGTAATCCAAATTATATACCTAATTATTATTCATACAGGTACCCTTGCGACACAACAGATCCAAATTATGGTTCTGTATATGAGTTTTTATCATCTAGGAATACGTTTACTGAATTAAATAATAATGAAAAATTAAAAAATACAAGTAGGATTTCAAAAATAGTTGAATCGATAGTTCAATATGTACTAGGGGATAAATATAGAATGACCCCGAATGCTTACGTGGCTTCAGCACCAACCGCCAGTGTTCAAAATATTTCTTCGGTAAACTTTTTGACCGCAGGAGCCATTGGAAACATACAATCGTCACACGGGTCATCAAGGCAAGATCTGGAGCCATATATTCAAAGCTCCGATAGATTTGATTTAATTAGATCATATGACACTCTTGACAAAGTAAACTATTACGAATATAATTTTTCTATAAAATCTTTTACGTTTGGAAATATAATAGCAACAGGAAATGAAGGGGCAAACAAATCAAAAGCTTTTTTTGTATCAAAAATGATTGACACCGGTGGGTATGTAAACTCAGTTAAAGTTAAATCAAATTATTTTATACCAAAAAAATCTGGAGAAGATTCAAACTTACCAGAAAGTGCAGCGATTGAATTCTACGTAACAACAAATAGTAGCGCTCAAAGAGAAATTGACTGGGTACCGATCCTGCCCAATAATAGCAACATCGTAGAGGCGGAAATGCTATTCCCATCTGAGACAACTGGTATTGCAAGACTTAGGTTTCCTGCGGATTCAGCTAGCCTAATTGTCTATGAGCAAAATAAAAAAATAGAAAATAATAGAATTGTGTTTTCTGATTCTAATTCTATTACATCTTTTAAAATACTAAATTACAATTCAGCTTATATCTATGTGGCAAAGTATACCGTACACTCAACGCACAATGCTAATGAAGTCGATTTTTCAAAAAGTTCAATTCAATCTTTTTCACTTAAAACATATTCGTCATATGATGGGTTAGGCGAAAAACTTTCTACTGTAGGTTCGGAAAATCAAGTTTCATTATCATACGATCCATACATTGATTATTCAAAGTTTACAAATCATATATATTCCAAATCATCTGGGACAGTAGGCTCTTCTGGTGTAGCAACCTATGCTCCCATTTCCGTCATACTTGAAGATGGAACTCCGGCAATCAACCTAACCAATTACCTACCCAATAAATATGTAAAGTACGAACTTCCAATTAATGCAAATATTGAAACATACTATATTCAAAATGGTAATAATATTACATTTAGTAAAAAATCTACTAACCTTAGAGTATATTATGACTTTGTGCCAGAAAGTTTAAGGTATAAAATAGTGTTAAGAAATCTCGATGCAGCAAACGAAATGAGCGCATACGTAGACGACTTTGTGTTAAAATATCAACAGAAGAATACAGATAATCTTACAGATAAATTACTGAAAGTGATATAAGTATGGCTCAATTTTCACCTAAAACAACATCTTACGATACATTGGTCTATAAGGTTTCAAGATTTTTTGATAAGTATAATAATGGAGATTATAAAACTTACGAAGAGTTTTCTTCGGAGTATCAAAAACTCTTACAAGAAGTAGAAGAGACTCATGATGGAGTAATTGCAAAGTATACTCCGCTTTTTAAACGGTCAGCCACCAAGGTCCTCTGATATATTGAACTTTGCCTCAGATATTTCTGTTGATTCAGGAATTATGTCAAGGCAAATAGATTATATTTTAGCAAAAACAGTCAATGCCTTTAATCTATTTCAATCTGAAATAGACAAAGAATCCAATAGTCTAGATAGGGTAAATTCTAAAGTAAAAATATTACAATTATACTCCAAGAGCAATAGCGAAGACTTATATTATCTTGGAGATTCTTTTGAAAATTTAGAAAATGTTGATACTTCTGCAAAATACTCACTTCCGATAGCTTCTGCTACAGAAGGTTATTTAACTTTGCCAGTTATAACTGGATCTGTTTGGCCAATTCAGTCCGCAACTATTGTTCAAAAAGGGGTAAACGATACCGTTTTGTCAAACGGTACAGCTGGAAACTTTCATATGGCAATTAAAAAAAATGCAGATTCCAATGTAGTAACTGCCGATAATTATAAGTATATTTTTGAGGAACAGGTAGTTAATAATTTAAGCTTAATATATGATGACAGTAATCCAAATACCTATTTTGAGTATGAAAAAATAAATGCTACTAATTACTTGGGTCAAGATTTTGATTATGAGTATCAGTATTTAAATAGCATAAATAATCAAAACTCATTTGTCTATTGGAACAACGCAGACGATAGTCCACTAAAATTAACTTTAGTTATTGAAAGGGTGGATACAAGTCTTATACCTGCCAACAGTATAACTATAGTTCCATTCTTGGGCTACGATAATGTTGGCGTATCAACGGTTAAGATTTCCAGCATGCTTCTCGAATATGTTGAGAATGGAAATTCTACAACTGAAGAAATTATTACAAGCCCAATAGTAATTGGTTCTACAATTGTTCCAGCGGGAGTAGATAACTCTGCTAATTATTATTATAAAAAAGCAATCATAAAATTTGCACAGAGAAATCTACGTAAAGCAACTATAACTTTTATTCAAGAAAACGCACAGGATATTTCAATAAAACACGCGTACTGGAGCGTCGAAAGAGTCGTCGGTAAGTTTGATTTTAATAACTCTAGAGACAATATAGAGTTTAATCTTGCAAAAGGAAGCTTATCTCCAGATGGAATTTGGCAAAGAAGCGCTAGATTTAATCCAGCTTTAATTGTATCAAGGAATAATCTAACCAATGTTCGTGGAATAGATCAAGTAAAAGGCGCACTAATGCCGAGAGCGACTAATCCAGAAACGATAAATTCGACCTCTAACGTAAGAACAGTTAGCTTAAATGCAGATACTAATCTTTCCTACGACTACTATGTGATGAAGGTTCGTGACATAAAAAACAATAAAGATGTATATATTGATTTTCTAAGGTCATTAAATTCAGAAGAATTTGAATACGAAAAAACTTTAAAACCAGCAAACAAAACATTATTCGTAGATTGGTGGCCTGCCTCAACTGAAATTGTTGGTTATGAAATTTTAAATGGTACTGGAGAAAATGTTCCTAAAAAGTTTTACACAGGAACAGATGGAGATCCCAATGACCCAAAGTGGGAGGCTTTAATGTTGCCTTATGCTACTGATCCCAACTATATTCCGCCAGCCGAAGCTTCCCCAGTACCTGATGCAATCGCAGATTGGTGGAAGTTAAAATTTAAATTAACAGGAGTTGAAAAGCTTACTACTTTCTTAGGTCAAAATGTCCCAGCATATTATTTGGGTGAGGCATATAATTTGTTAAGTTCTCAAGTATCTTCCACAAAAGTATCAAAAACAGCCAGTGCAAAAGCGCATTATAATATTACTGTTTCAAAAAAATATGAAATTCTAACAAATGGAGAAATTAAAAACGGTACAAAATTAAACATAAAAAGATGGTCAATAGGCCTTAGGGACATCACCGTAAATTCGGAAATATATCAAACTGGAGCAGAAATTATTTCTAAGCCTTACAACTTTCCTTACCCAGTTGAATACTTAATGCTGTATTCTGACTACTCAATTCCCGCAAATTATAGTTTAACCAGTGACGAAAATGACGTAGAACCAATACTATACTATATATCCATAAATGATGGGGCTGACTGGCTACCGATATCAGCTGCTGAAAATCCATTTAATTCACAAATTCCAGAGATATATGCATTTAATCAAAATATATCATCAGAATTAAGACTTCCCGGAGTTGCGTATCTAAATTCAGATAAGCCAGTTAATTCATTTAGGGTAAGAGTAGTTCTTAGGAAGCCATATAATAATAATGGCACTCCGTTAATTAACTACTATCAATTAGCCGCAAAGGTAAAGAGAGTATAATGATAGAAAATATACAAAAAGTTAGATTTTTAAACAATCTTTATAAATCATTCTATTCTTACGGAGAAGAGCTTGATGAACTAACGATCAAAAAGCTCTATGCTGCCTACTTTAGAGAAAATCCTGCTGGTTCTCCGCTTAATCTGAGTCCAGAGTTACTGAGAACTACCGAGATAGCAAACGTCGATTATATTAATAATATCATGGCACGAGCCATATTTAATATGGATGTTCTTTATGACGCATCTAATGAGATTGTGGAAGATCTTTACTCTACCGTAACAGCACTAAATGCTAGAATTGATTCTTTAAGGCAAAAAAGAACAAAATTAGAAAAAAAAGTTGATGATTTATTATTTTCCATAACAAATAGCGATGGTTTTTACGCTTCTTTTTCCGAAGAATTTACCAGTCTAGAATCCATGGACACCAAGTATTCTTCTGTTTATTTAGATACCGAATCAAGATCAATTAGTCTTCCTACTATTAGTTCTGGATCCTTTAATCAGGTGGCAAACAATACCTCCAAGTCAAACTCTGTTAAAAGAACTTTATACTTTAATGGAAAGGTAGTTGAGGCCACTCAAGATATCGGTGCAACTTCAACTCTAATTTTTGATGGATTAAATGATACCTACTACAAGCATTCATACAGCGCCTCTTCGCCTGGAATATGCACGATGAGACTAGACATAACCCCATTAAATTCCTCTAGTATATCAAGAATATTTGGCAGGATTTCATCTGATAAAAAAATTACAACAATGATTCAACTAAATCCTGGAATCTCTTCCACATCGGAAGTTCCTATATATAGTGCTCAATCGGAAAATGATTTTGATAATTTTGTCTTTCAGTTTGAACCAGTTATACTGTCTTCTGCTTCTTTGTACTTAATCAAGAATGAGCCAGATAGATTGGTTGTTGTTAATAATTCTGTAAGATATGAATATGATTTTACCATTAGGGACATAGTTATTTCTGGACCATACTATGATTTAAGTGGAACCTATGTTTCAAATCCAATCACAATCTCTGGAGATAACACAAAAAATACGATAGATGCAGTCTCCGTAGATGTAAGCACGCAAAATCAAACTAATAATGATATTAGTTATTTCATTGCAAAAAATAATCCCGATGCGACTTCTATCGATGACTTTCATTGGATTCCAATATCTCCTTCAAATCAATTAAATAAATCGTATCCATATGTAGTTTCTTTTAATGGCTCAAGTTTAAGATATAAAACAATATTAAAAAATTCACAACAAAATACTGAACAATCTTATAAGTATTTTTCATCAACTAAAGAGCTTGATGTTCCAGGTTTTGAGAACTCTTCAATATACAGAATCGCCAAACTTGATAGTGACATAGTCCCAGTAGAGCCATTAATTCTCGAGGGCTACAATAGATACGTATGGTATAAGTCGGAATATCAAGAAGATTTATGTACAAAATTGTCAGAATGGAAAAACGAAATATTAACCGATGCAAGCTATAACGTTATTACAAGTTCTTCTGAGATAGGTAACTCTTCATCTTTTTGGACAGCTCCCTCTATAGACAGTGGCGGAAGTGTTTATATATCTTTTGATATTCTTACGTCATCTTCTTTTACTTTTCAAAAATCTTTAACTAAAGACGACGATCAAAGTTTAAATTGGGACATGAGTATTTATTTAAATGGAATTTTAATAAAAAGAATTAGACCTGGCATAGCGAGTGAAGACCTGATTTGGAATTTTACCGAAGGAATCAACAACGTAGCAATATGCATAGATGCTAAACCGAAACCAACAAGCAACTCAGACTTGGGATTATACGGGTCCTTTACTTTAATGCAGCAGTCTAGAATATCTGAATTTGGATTAATATACCAAAAATATTTATCGTATATTGCTCCTGAACTATTTAAAAATAACAATAACACTATTAATAATAGTTTTAGCATAGCAAAAATAGATACAGAAAAATATATTATTACAAATAGAGAAATAATTGATAATTCAAGATTTTATTACTATTCTAACAATACTGATTCTGTAGTTGATTCATTAAGATTTAGAATTGACATGGACAGAGATACGCAGTCTTCGAAATCTAGTCCATTAATTAGCTCATATAGAATTAAATTTAGAAGAACGGAAATGTTAAAAGATGAGGGAAGAAAAACTGCGTCTGAGATAATAGGATCAAGAGGTTAAAAATGAGTACATATTTTTATAGTGAATATGATAAATCGAAAGATGTTTATGAGCCACTACTATCTAGGTCTAGACAAACCTATAGAGGGCCAAGGTCTTCTAGCGCAGAAAATTTAGAGCAAGATCAGATATTGGTAGATTTACATAGATTAAAAAAAAGAATAGAGCAGCTTGAAAATCTGATATCTCAGATGTCAAAAAACTTTTACTTTTACAATTCGGTGTCTCCAAATATAAGTATGGCTACACCTTTTTATGACATCGAATATAAAATGCATGAAGACAGTAGTGATTCCCAGTACTATGTGCAGGATACTGTTTCTTTGTCATCTGAATTATTTAGACTATATAGAAAATTAAACACATTAGAAAATCAGGAGACATAATGTCCGAATTAATGAATACACAGAAGAGAACAAACCAGTATTATGGGAACTATAGTTCTGAGCAATACAATAAAAGAGTGGAAGAAAATTATCAAGACTTAGTTTACTTGTATAATAAATACAACGTCATAGAAAAAAAACTTGAGGATACATTCGATAGACTTGCTACTGACCACATATTTTTAACTAGGCATATAAAGGATATTTCAGATAGATTGTCTGCTCTTGAATCGCTGGAAAAAGCTGTATCAATTCATTCATTTAATCAGATAGACAACGCCAGATTCGTTGGTAACGATACCTTCGGAATTACGGGTGGAGAGCAGCTGTCTTTTGATTCCATATACAACTACTTAACACTTCCGCAGATAACAACATCTTCTGTTTCCGTTCTAAAGTCTTATAATTCTCTTGGCGATCAAGTTGTTCCAGATTTTATAAACCTAAAGGTCGCTCCAGTCAGTTCCGCCGATGGGGCTGGTGCAATGATTGAAACAACACCTCCCTACTACTGCTTATACGGCAGACATGATAGAATATGGAAGCGTTCAGTAATAGTAGATGAGCCTGTTATAAATGGCGCGATAACATATTTCTATGTTAAAGTACCACAAAATTCAGCCAATCAAAAAGTTAACAATATAATGTTAAGTCCATACCCATCTAATTCTGTAGATATTCTTTCTATAGAATATACACAAAGCCCTAACCCATCACTTTCGGGCATCGACTCATGGAAGGCCTTAAATGAATTCTCCCTATACAACAGTGACCCATCAGCAGTGGGCCATGTGCCTCCAGGTGGTTGGGTTAGATCCATTGTATCTGATGCCATAAACCTATCTGGGCCTTTGTCTTTTAATTTTAATGTTTCTCAAAGTGATTCTAAACCAATAACTGGAATTAGAATTCTTATGAGACAAAGAAATTATATTAAAGAAAATAATAAGTATATTTATACCTATGGCCTATCAGATTTTGACCTTAAGGTAAACAAGTATATGCCAGCCGGCAAGGCTATGATTAGGTTTGATGCTCCACAGGATACTTTAATCTTCACTGTCGATTCGGTCACTCCAAAAATATACAATATACCTCTTAGTGTTATAAATACCGTTTTTAGTTACAGAGTTATATATCCAACCTCGACAAACGGATACAGTCTGACGCCACAGGGCGGATCTTCCTCTGTTTGGATAGAGGTATCGTTAACTAAATCGGGAGATGGATCAATACCAAAGCTTGATGATCTAATAGTTAAATACAGTTAATTTATGTTTTTGCAATTACTATAGATAGCAACTAATAATTTCAATAAGGAGTAAAAATGGCTACATTTTATGTTGGACCAAGACCAGTCTTGAAGGGTAGAAATACCAAAGAGATGGTTAACCCATACAAGGGAACTGCGGGCACATATTCTTTCTATCCGCTTTTTGGAAAGGGCCTTTTAGATGGGGCTCCAGATAATCACTATGTACCTGGAACAGGTAATCACCCGGGTAATAGGTTTCTTTCTCAAGTTTTTAATGGAACCGATCTTTATGTTCATCCATTGTCTGGCACATTCCCAGACGGAACTGCAACATACGACGGTGCAAGATATCAGCCTTTGCAATTCAAGGGTCTTGAGTCGGCTAAAGCATTTGTTTCTGGCTACGGACACGCAATAGACAGAGCTAACGATTATGCTCTATATAGCAACTTTAAGTTTGATGGTGTAACTTCAGCAGAAGTTTTTGCCACTGGATTTGGACACGCACCAAGAACCGAGGCACAGGGTGCACCTTCTACGTTTGGTCTTTTCAAGCCAGACTTGCATAGTGGCGTAGCAAGTGCTACAGTATTTACAACTGGATATGGTCAAGCAAATACTGCTGGGGAATATGGTCGTCAAAAAGTCAACGAGTATTTCGGTGTTCCATCCGCAAAAGCTCTTTAATTACTACTCAAATCCAATAGAGCTTAAAAAAGACGAAAGAGTATCGGGCAGCTACGCTTGGCTAGCAATTATAGCCAGCGTACTCGCCTACGATATTTATGCAGTAAAAACCAAAAAAGCAGAAACGCTTACTAGGGCATTTTGGCGTTCAACAGAACAGCCGGTAAAAAATCTAATACCAATAACTGCGTGGCTTGTCTTAAGTTTTCATTTGTTGGCAGAAAAGAAAGTAAGAAAAACAATATTCGGAGGATACAAAGATCTGAAATAGTCTATACGATTATACAAAAATCACTTTCTATTGATATAATATAGGAAGCGGTAGTGATAAAGTCCCGCCGTAACCGGCGGGATTAATTATTTTATGCGACAAGTTTTATAGGTTTTTCTCAAATTAGATAGGTATTAGTAGATGTCAGATCTTCTAGAAAAGGTAATTAAGGATGATGCTCTCCCAGTGGAGTTGGCTGAAGAGTATTTGAAAATATACGTTGCTGATATTGATTGGACAACTCATATAAATAAACTTTGGAAAAACTTTAGCATTAAAAACAAGGACGAGCAGGAGTGTAAAAATCTTGTTAAAAAAGCAATTAGTTGCGCCGTACTTTTACCAAGCTTAGAAAACACGCAAATACCAGACCCACCACAGTCTTTACTGTTTTGGTGTACAGCTTGGGCTCAATTCAATGAAAGAGATTGGTTTGCCTTATTTAAGGAAACTGTAGAAAAAGATATTGCCGTAAAGAACAATAGAAAAAAAATTATAGAAATGGGAATAATAGAACCAATCGATCATTCACCTTTAACAAGACAAGCCTTTAACTGGCTATATGACATGGCTGAATCCTCTAATTGTATATCGGAATCAAATAAAGAACATGTTATTAAGAAGTTAAAAAACCTAGTTAGTATTTACGGTGGAGCTGTTATATCTAGTATATTTGTTAGTCATCGCAATACTATTCAAAAGGTTACTAATTGGAGAAGCGGTTACTTCTTTGAAAAAGAAATATACAAAATATATACTTTAGATAAAATAATAAAAATTAAAAGTATGGAATTTGCAAAAACAAACTCTAATTATATAGTAAAATATAGTACACTAGCCAAAACCAGTAAATAATAAGGAGAAATAAATGTCAGTGGAAATTGAAAGCGGAAACCCAGATTTGACGCCAGTTACAAGTAAACCATCTATGTTTGCATTTAAAATAACAGATGATTTTGTTGATTCATACAAAACAAAACCGTCGCCATTTGGCTATAAAGACGCTGGTAAAAATTCTGTTGGCGAAATTACATTTCTTAGAACTTACTCCCGCCTTAAGGAAGACGGAACTAAGGAAACATGGGTTGATGTTTGCGAGCGCGTTATAAACGGAATGTATTCTCTTCAAAAAGAGCACTGCAAAAAGAACAGATTACCATGGAACGACGCTAAAGCACAAGCTTCAGCAAAGGAGGGATTTGATCGTCTATTTAATCTGAAGTGGACTCCTCCTGGCAGAGGCCTATGGGCTATGGGGACAAATATAGTCAACGTACAAAAGAATTCAGCTGCATTACAGAACTGTGCATTTGTATCTACTTCAGAAATGAATAAGTTAAATCCTTCAAAACCTTTTGCATTTCTTATGGAGGCATCGATGCTTGGCGTCGGTGTTGGTTTTGATAATAAAGGGGCAGATAAAGATTTTACAATATATGAACCCACTAAGGGTGAAGTTACGGAAATAATCGAAGACAGTAGAGAAGGCTGGGTTTCTTCTTTTTCTTTGATATTAAATTCCTACTTGAAGCCAGAACAAAGTGTTGTTAATTTTGATTACTCACTAATTAGGCCAGCTGGAACCCCAATTAAAACATTTGGGGGAGTAGCTGCAGGTCATGCACCGCTTGAAAATCTACATAATCACATAAGAAAAATGTTTGCTGGTCGTAGTGGGGATAAGTTAACAAAGGTGGACATTGCGGACATAGGAAACATGATTGGAGTATGCGTTGTCTCTGGAAACGTTAGACGATCTGCAGAACTTTTAATTGGTAGTTTAAATGATGAAGATTTTTTAAATCTTAAAAATCCTTCAGTTTTTCCAGAGAGAAACTCATATAGCCCAGACAGTCCAGGATGGGCTTGGATGAGTAACAACTCAGTGGAAACGGCAGTTGGAACAAATCTATCTTCAATAGTAGAAGGTATTTCGCTCAATGGAGAACCTGGAGTTCTATGGATGGATATATCGAGACAGTACGGAAGACTTGTGGATCCACCAAATAATAAAGACCACAGAGTAGCAGGCTACAACCCATGCGCAGAGCAGTCTTTAGAGTCCTATGAGTGCTGTACGTTGGTAGAAACATACCTCAATAGGCATGATTCCTTAGAAGACTACAAGCGTACTCTTAAATTCGCTTACCTATACGCAAAGACGGTAACTTTACTTCCTACTCATTGGGAGGAAACTAACGCAATCATGCAAAGAAATCGTCGAATAGGCGCGTCTATGTCCGGTGTTGCAAACTTTGCCGACAGAGTTGGCGTTCCAGCCCTTAGGGAGTGGATGGATCAGGGCTATAAAACCATTCAAAGATATGATAATATATATTCAGAATGGCTTGGTATTCGTGAGTCAATTAAAATGACAACCATTAAGCCATCCGGAACTGTTTCAATCCTAGCCGGAGAATCACCAGGGGTTCATTGGACTCCAGGTGGGAAATTTTTTAATAGAGCAATACGTTTTTCCAACGAAGACCCAATGTTACCCTTATTTACGATGGCAAACTACAGAGTTGAACCAGCTTCTGAATCCCCGGATACGACATCGGTTGTATTTTTTCCGATCAAATCAGATGCAGTAAGAGCAGAGCGTGATGTAACTATTTTTGAAAAAATGTCACTAGCTGCAATAGCCCAAAGATATTGGTCAGATAACTCAGTATCAGTAACAGTATCTTTCGATAAGGATAAAGAGTCACAACATGTGGGAACAGTCCTACATATGTATGATGGTCAGCTAAAGACAGTATCTTTCCTTCCAAGCGGAAATGATACCTACCCACAGATGCCATATACTCAAATTACAGAAGAGGAATATATAGAGGCAACTGAAAAGTTATTTTCGATAGACTTAGATGGCGTCTATGCTGGCATGGCTTCAGATGCAATAGGGGAAAGATACTGCACGACAGATAGTTGTGAAATAAAATATCTTTCACAAAAGTAGAAAGCTATATTTAACAGATGGCAGAAGATCATGATTTTGATGAAATGTTTTCTGATATAGCAGAAAATGAAAGTATAGAAAATGTAGAGTTAATTCTTAACGAAGAGAAGATATCGTATGCAAAAAAGTATTTAAATATAATTAATTCTTTAAATCAATTGTCAGTACACATAAGTGCGATGACTATAGATTTATTAAATGATCCTTCATTTTCTCTTGATAAGGAAATATGTGATATGATAGAGCAAGCCTATGTTATGTCGGAAGATCTAACGGATTTAATAGTTAATAATTATTATTCTATATCCATAGAAGATTTTGAAGATATAAGTAGATTTTTTGACGATGAAAATGGAGACGAAGAAAGCGATGAAGAATCCTGAAGAATTACTGGAAGTAGAATCAAGTGTTGTTTCTGGTTTAAATTTAGAAAATAATTTAGTCCATGTTTTAAACAACGGCTATGTTAGATTAGTTGACTATATGGGAAACGATATTTCAGTCGCCAATGCTGCTAGGGCGTCTTTTGCAAAGGAAAACGCCACTAAGGAATTAACAACCTCAGACGCTAGATTGATCAAGTATCTAGCAAGAGAAAACCACATGTCGCCCTTTAGGCATGCTTTCATTACGTTTGAATTTAAAGCACCATTGATGGTCGCTAGGCAGCATTGGAAATATGTTGTCGGTTCTGATCACACTATGGATTCATGGAACGAGTCTTCCAGAAGATATATTACAATGGATCCAGATTTTTATATACCGAAACCAAGCGAGTGGAGATTGGCGCCCGAAGACAAGAAGCAGGGGTCTGCTGGCCTTATGTCACCTTGGGATGGTTCTATATTTACAGAACAACTTAAAAGATTAATTGAAACTAGTGAAGCTTTGTACAATATGGCACTGGAAAATAATATTGCACCCGAGCAGGCTAGGCTATTTTTGCCAGCCTACGCAATGAATGTCGTTTATAGATGGTCATGTAGTTTACAGTCGGCTGCTCTGTTCTTGGCGCAAAGATTGGCAGACGATGCACAGAAAGAGATACAAGCATATGCTGACGCAGTCTATAGGCTGATTCAACCATTGTATCCAGTTTCAATTGCGTGTTTGCTAGGAAAAGAATAATGATTATTGACATTGTTTTAGTATTATTCATTTCTTTATTCATTAATTGGTTAGTATCTTTACATTTTTATCTTCAAGCAAATATTAAAAACACAAAACTTAGAAATCGACTAATAGGCATATGTTTAAGTGTTGGTGTTCTAGTGGGAGTTTTATTTAAATTTTTATAATGGTTGATAGAAAAGATATTCAATTTTAAAGTGGAAAGAAATAAAAATGTTTTTAGAAAAAACAGGAATAGAAATCATAGAGGTAAACAGTGCCGGCATCTAAGTTGAACTATATAGTTTTATATGACGGCGTTAGTCAGGTTTATGGTTGTTCGTCTAAAAAAATTGCCATAGAAACTCCACCACCAAGTGGTGTTGATATTGACAAGAAGAAAGTATATTTTATAACATTAGAACCTGATACAAATAATTTATGTATCCATAAAGTGGAAGACAATGAGTAAAAAACAAACAGAAAAAAAGAAAGTAATTTTAAAATTAAAACCACAAGAATCATATGTGGTTGCAAGTAATGATTTTTTTATCGGCATTGCAGAAAGTTTAGATGCACTAGCTAAAGATACAGAAGATAAAAACGTAAAAGCAAAGTTATCCAACAATGCAAATTACATAAGAAACATGGCTTATGAGAATGTTTTTAATTCTCAGATAAGCGACTACAGCGAAGATTGGGATTAGCTAATATGATAGACCTATGTGTAGTAAATTACAATACAAGAGTATTACTAAAACGTTTTTTGGACACGTTACATGGTGATCTAGAAAGTTCAAACGGCTTGGTTAAAAAATCATGGAATTTACATATAACAGACAACGGTTCAACCGATGATGTTATTGATTTTATTAGAAAAAATGGTCATATATATAATATAGATAATTTATTTTTAAGAGAAAACATAGGTTACTCAGCAGCGTGTAATTATATGGCCAGCAAAACAAGTGCGGATATAATAGGACTACTCAACGCCGATGTTTGGATGACAAGTTCTGATGTAGCCAAAATACAAAAAATATTTGATGACAATCCAGAAATACACATATTGGGGCCAAAGCAAAGAGACGAGTACGGTAGAGTAACTCATGCTGGCATCCTGGGTACGGGCTCAAAACCCGTAATGAGAGGCTGGATGGTTAGTGATGTAAATGATGAAATGTTTAGAGATAGGCAAGAGTGTGTGTCAGTATCTGGATCGGCCTACTTCATCAGAAGAGAAGTGTGGAATGCCATGGCAGATAATGAGGAATATAGAAAATTAAATCCAACTGCAGAAGGCGCATTTCTGCCAACACCTCATTATTACGAAGAAACCTGGTGTTCCTATTTTGCTAGATACCTAGGTTACAATGTATACTATGATGGTTCAGTTTCGATAGGCCATAGTTGGCACGCATCTTCTGCTAAACCGGGAGAGGGAATAAGTCACGTAGATCACTATTTTCCAATTTCTAGAGAAATCTTTAGGAAGAATTGTGATCACTTTAAAATAGAAAGAGATTAATATGACAGATAAATTAAATCCATGGATATATAACGCAGAGGTCAAAAGAGTGGTCGATGGAGATACTTTTGATATTGTTATTGACCTTGGTTTTGACACTTTAAAAAAAGGTAGAGTTCGACTTTATGGGGTAAATACACCGGAAAGCAGAACTAGGGACTTAGTTGAGAAACAAAAAGGCTTGGCGGCTAAGGAGTTTACTGACCAGTGGTTAACTCGCGCAAACAATAAGGTCAAGATAGAGACAATTATAAATAAAAACGAAAAGTATGGCAGAGTGCTAGCTAAGGTTTGGGACTCAAGTGGCAACTGCCTTAATGCCGACCTTATTAATGCAGGTCTCGCACAAGAATATTACGGTGTAGGAGATAAGACTTTTCAAGAGCTTAAGAAGTAAATACAATGACGCTGTCATTAAGGGAAAAAATATCTAATTACTTAAACGAAAATGGCGAAAGCGTCATTCTTATGGATGGATTTGATGAGGCATTGATTGGATTTTCTCAAAGAATAAACGAACCTTTATTGGCAGTTTATTCATGGGAAAAGATGATTGATCTATGTATAAAGAGAGATAAAATGGAATACGAAGAGGCAATAGACTATGTTCAATATAACTGTATAAGCGCATGGATAGGTGATGAAACTCCTGTTATAGTCATGCCATTAGAGTTGGAATAAAAACCATGAGCACAGTAATTTACTTAGCAGGAGCCATGGACTACGTTGGGGACTACGCAAAAGGATGGCGTAAAATAGCAACGGAAGCTCTAACTTTTCGTGGATATAAAGTCTATGACCCAACTTTTATTCCTGAAGAACCTGACATGAGTCCTGAAGAAATATTTCAAAAAAACTTCTTTATGCAGAAGAGATCAGATATTCTCTTAGTAGAATACATGCTAGAGAATAGAGCGTACATAGGCACTGATTATGAAATGGCTTGGGCTAAAATGAACAATCAACCTACCGTAGTTATGTGCTCTGAGCAAAATAGGGATCGACCATACATGAAATATATGGCAACAAAACTTGCAGACAACCTGCAAGATGCGATAGAATATATTGCAATACATTATCCAACAAACTAAAAAAAGGAAACAATATGTCAGATAATAAATTTAAGTATTTTACTGTTGAGTCTGTTGTTGTCGTTAAGGCAAATAACAAGTCAGACGCAGAGAAGCTTGCAAGTGGTCGTCGTGGAGTTCAAGGTGAAGTTATCTTGAAGACTACTGATGTAGAACGAATTACAGCAATCGAAGCACGCAAGTCAATCGAAATCTGATTTTAGATCAGCCGCATAACGGCGGGAGAGCAGCTATCTGCTCTCCCGCCATTTACTACTAATGGAGACATAAATGATTTATGGTTTAATGGTAGCTAGAAACGAAGAGGGTAGATATCTTGAGGAATGTTTAGATAGGTTATCTAAGCAAGTTGATAAAATAATATTTACTGATGATTGCTCTACCGACGGCACCCCAGATATTGCAAGAAAATATGCAGAAGTTTACTCTACTTCGGAAAATCTTTTTATAAAACACGAAGGACAACTTAGGTCTGAGGCCTGGGCTAATCTATCTAAGCATGCAAAGCCAGGAGATTGGGTTGTTGCGATAGACGCAGACGAAAAAATATACACTTTAGATAATGCGTCTATAATAGACACATTAAAGCAGTCACCATATGATGTAGTAAACGTTAGAAGATACGAAATGTGGGATGAGGAAAATTACAGAGTTGACAAAATGTGGGCACCGCATAATACAATGCGCATATTTAGATATGACAATAATGGCGTTTATTTAGATAAAATTTTAGCTTGTGGTTCTGAACCTACATATGTAATGAATTGGGTTAGGAATAGAAATTTTTGGTTGGACTCAGGCATTATAATGCAACACTTGGGATACCTTAAAGATGAGGACAAGCAGTCAAAATACGAAAGATACACCACAATAGATAATGGACAATTTCACAATATTGATCATATAAATTCAATTAAAGATAAACTAACAGTATTGATACCTTGGGGTATCTTTGGAGAAAAAAAGGTAAAATTAAAATGAAAACATTAGGCGCAAAAGAAACTATTAAAAGTTTGACATACAAAATGTCTAACAAGCAAAGATTTTCTTATGTTAGTTTTTCTAAGTCAGCTATACTAGCAGCTGCTGGAAAAATATCTCCAGAAAAAAGACCTCCAAAAAGCTTTACTAAATCTATTGTAAATTCAATAGAGACAGCTGATCCTAATTTTATGAAGTGTGTTCCAAACTTTCTTTTGTCTGGGTCAGAAGCTTTTGATATAGCTTCTATTCCTGGATTTAAAAATTCAACAATATACGATGCTGGGATGCTTGAATATTACTTTATAAATAAAAGAGAAGTATTTGACGATTTTGTAAAATTTTATATTAAAAATAGCCCAAATTTAGTTGTATCATTTCACGATAGAAGACTTTCTCAAAAGCTGTTGGGCACACCAGCTCATCACATACAGGTTCCTTATAACGATTTTTACGACAGATTGGACCAGGTAACTTCTCAGATTGTAGAGTTAGATGGTAAAATAGATTATTGCATTCTAGACTGTCCGGTACTATCTTCTGCCTTAGCTAATAAAATTTGGCAGAACTCAAAGATATCTATATTAGATTTTGGTAAAGTATTCACAATAGCAAATAAATAATTATGGTTAAGCCAGAATTTCTTGATGACGACGACATTGAGTATATGACCGATTTGTTATTAGACACATCGATGTCTTTAACTGAGATAGCCAAAGAACTAAATTGTTCTATACAAACACTTAATAAGAAGATTAATCAACATGGTTTAACTTGGTTAAAAAAAAGTCATAAAAAAATGTCAAGAGGACAAGCAGCTTTAACAGCAGTAATGCAAAAGTTACTTCCTAATGAAGAAATAATCAACGAATACCACTTAGGCGATAGACTAAAGCTAGACGTTTATTGTCCCAAGTACAATATAGGAGCAGAGTATCACGGTCGTCAACATTTTTATTTTACAGGTAGATTCTTTAAGTCAAAAGAAGACTTTGAAGAAGCAGTTATTAGAGACCAGGTAAAAGCAGACAGATGCCGAGAGCTAGGAATTGCGTTAATAGTTTTTAGATATAATGACAAATTAACAGAAGACGCGGTATATGAAAGGATGATATCAGCAATTAGGCAGTCATCTGCAGTACCGTTGAAGAAGATAAAAAAACCAAGCATTACCAAAAGCAGCTACTACCAAGAGCGAAAAAAGAGATATAATGATACAAACAAGAAAAGATACAAAGAGCTAAAAAACAAAAATGACAACAGACGAAAAAACAAATAGCTATCCATTAGAATATCAAATATTTGCCTTATGCCTTAGAAAGGATGGGGCAATTAAATTTTTTAGCGAAAATTTAAACTCCAATATAGTTGGTATAAACCATGGAGAAAATGGCATATACGAGTTCTACAATGCCCTGATGGCCTACTACAAGGCTACTCAACTGTCTATAGTCGATCCAATAGCTTTCAAATCTTGGCTTCAAACAGAGACGGAAATACACGACGCTCTGGGTGGGGAGCTTGGGGCGGACGTTATGTTCTCTATTTTAATGAATATGGATTTATCTAATTCCGAATCTATATTAAAGCTCATTGAACATAAGGCAAATAAAAGAAAGCAAATAGATTATCTTCAAGAGCTACAAGTTTTAATTACGCAAAAGTCAAATAAATCAGATGAGGATATAGAAAGAATATCTGTTTTAACTAACAAAATTAGAGAATTAGAAAATGAAATTAACTATAATCCATTAGAGAATGTTACTACAGCAAGCGATATAGCTGGTAGGGCAGAAGAGCTTTTGGTAATACCAAATTTTTTACCAACTCAATTCAAGTCATTGAATAGAGCGATGGGCTACACTGACGAGGGAGGCTTCTTTAAGGGGGCCGTACACGCTATCATAGCCCCTTCTGGCAAGGGTAAAAGCACGTTTGCTAAGTGCTTGGTTAACCATTGGGTTGAGGTCGGTTACTCTGCTTTGTTCATTAATTTTGAAGAAGCTATATCCCATTGGGAAAGAGTTCTCATGACTCAAATCATAGGACAAAATGTTTATTCTGAAGCAAGTAAATGGCCTCAGGAAGAAAAAGATAAGTATCTGAAAACATTTAAAGATAAGATGGAGCAATGGGGTGACCGATTCATGGTCAGACATGACCCAGAAACACCCTACTTTGAGGACCTAGAAAGATGGCTCAGAGATATTATGGGACACAATGCAAAGCTCCCAGATGTTATTGTAATTGACACCATACAATCAATGTTCACCCGAGGCGGAAAAGGTAAGCCAAGATGGGGTGAGTTTGAAGAGATGATGGTGCGTTTAGAGAAGTTAGCTAGAGACATGGACTGCGCATTTATAATAACCGCACAGGAAAACTCTAATAGAATGAAAGAAAAAAGAGAAGTAGTCCAGCAATCAGACACTGGTGGATCACTTGCTATCCAGCAAAAGTGCGCAGTGACTATCTTTATAACAGATAAGAAGCTAGCTTCTGGCGATGAGTCAGAAGAGGATTATGTAATGCAATTGCAGATACCTAAAAATAGAATAACTGGATCGACATTTGTATATGATCCACCACTTGTTAGATATAACGATTCGACTAAATCATATGAAGAATATGAAACAGTTAAAGAGAGCACATACGACAATTCATCTATACTTGATGATTTACTGGGAGGAGATTTTTCTTAATGGTCAAAGTAAATAGTGCAGCTATAAAAGACTTTCAAACATGCGAGCTACTGTATGATTACAGACACGCTCAAAAAATGCCAGAAGCGATAGTTGCTAGAAATATATTAAGTGAAAAATTTGAAAACACTTTAAAAAGTGTAATCAATTTTTATTTATATAAAAAACAAAGTGGATTAACCCCCTCCTATGCTGCACTACTGAATAGGTGGGAGAAGCTTTGGTTTCCAAAAGATGTATCCGCTCAAGACATTATCAACGACAGACACGAAAGCGCCTACGGTAATATGGCTAGCTTAACGACAAAAGCTGCAGGTGTTCTTCTTTCTTTCTGTAATTTTTTTGAAGATGAAACAATAATACCAATAGGTATAGCGGAGGAGTATAATGTTCCCGTAGGAAAATCAATTATTAATGATGAATTTGATTTAATTTATTCTAAAAATAATCAAATATACGTAATTAAATGGGTGTTTAATTATAAAGATTCACATCACTACTTGTATAATGTAGATTTCATATGCATGTATTATGCTTATATGATTAAAAATAATGGCAAAGTATTAAACAATGTTAAGTTTGGCTATTATGATATAATGGCACCTAAACATAGTACACAATTACTAGACATATACAAAGAGGACGTTGATTCAATAGAATATTGGGTATCTACAATAGAGGGTAAGAAAGTTTTCGCACCAAGAAGAGGTCTTACTTATTACTGTAAAAGATGTCCGTTTGATACACCGTGTTCTAAGTGGTCACAATGGAGTAAGGAAGGTTAAAGGTTATGGTAAATAAAAAAAGTTCTATTTTAGACGACATACTTCAAGATGAGCAGATAGTTAATCTTTCAGAAGAAGAAAACAATGTATTGTCCCCTCTTTTGGAGGAGATATCTTTGATAGAAGATGATGGACTAAAATCCTTTGTTAGGTCTGTACTTTTTAGGGCTGATTCATTTTGGGTTGTTCCATCTTCATTTTCGGGCAAATATCATCCACCAGATGAACATAACCAGGGTGGAAACGTACTGCATACAAAGAGAACCGTTAGGGCAGCAAAGATCTTATCGGAATCCCATAGTCTATCCGCTGAGGAAAAAGATTTAGTTGTTGCTGCATGCTTGCTACACGATCTCACTAAGGGTAAGGTGGAAAAAGATGGATCATTTTCATACGACAAAATGCATCCATATACCGTTGGTGACTTTGTTAAGTTTTGTCAAGAAGATGACAAGAAGTATGCGAGCGATATATCATCTTCCACTCTTTATGTTAGCGAAGAAGATGTTCAAACATTACTTAGGTTAATTAGATGCCATCTTGGTCCATGGTCTCCAGTTCCGGAAACAGTTCCTATCACATATTTAGATATGATAGTTCACTTGGCTGACAATATAGCCTCTAAGGTTCACTATATTTTAGATGGAAACGAGATAGTTTCGGAAAGATGGATTTTAAATGAAGGAAATTCTTAACAGAATTAACAGAAGACTATATCTTATTTCTAATCTTGAAAAGATTATAGAAGATTCTATTTATTATAGAAGTTTTTCTTCTGAAATGAATGAATCAAAAAAAATTATTATAGGAAATTTCAAGGATGATTCCGCTAAGGCAGAGATAAAATGAGACCCATACAAGAGCAGGGAAAGTTTCTTAGCGATTGGAAATACGTTGAAGTGGCTAGGTACGTGCCGTCTTTGTCTAGGGTCATTAGAGATAAAGACGGAGACTTACCTTTGATACTCGACTATGCTGATGTAGAGGCATACGCAAACAAGCACAATAACATTGGAATATATACTTCGGTTTGGTTATTTAATTCGAAAGATATAGAAACGGCAATTAGGTACTCTAATCTTTATTTTGACCTAGACAGCAAAGACATCAACGACTCCCATAAGGAAACAATCACACTCTATGATTACTTGTCAAAGTTTATTCCAGAAGAAGGTATTAAAATATACTTTACTGGCAAAAAAGGATTTCACCTCGAATGCGTTGCAACCTGTTTAGGTATATCTCCCTCTAACGAGTTACCCACCGTTTATAGATTTATCGCTAGTGATATTAAAGCAAAACTAAAGCTTGAGAGCGTAGACTTAAGCGTATATGACGCTAGAAGAATGTGGCGTTTGCCTGGTAGTAGACATCAAGATTCTGGTTTATACAAGATTCCGTTAACTAAGGAAGAGCTATATTCTACGATAGAAATTATTCACTCTATAGCTAAATCTTCTAGGTCAAAGGAATATGAAGATATTAGTTTTTCCTACAAAGCAAACCAATGGTATAGGGATATGCACTACTCCATGGAAAAAGACAAGGAAAGAAGTAAAGATTATCTTTCTTATTTCAATAAGCATGGTTCAAGTGCTATCAAAAACATAGATTCAAAACCAAAGCAATTCACTCCAAAAGTCTTACTAGACAAGTGTCCGGCAATTTTAAGAATGTTAGAAGAAGCTAAAAAGAATAAAGACTTAGATCACGAATCTAGGCTTTTTTTATGCTCAATACTTACATATACCGACGAGTCAATAGAGTTTTTACATAAGATACTAAGCTTGTGCAGTGATTATAATGTTGAAAAATCAACCGCACATATTCAGGACTGGATAAAAAGAAGAGAAATGGGAATAGGCGGAAGACCGTACACCTGCGATAGGGCTAATTCAGTTGGCGTTGGTTGCGGATCCTGCAATTTGGAGGAAAGAAGAAAATGGGTTAAAATAGGAGATAGATACGTAGAGACTAACGATAAGTCATCACCATCTCCAATTAGATTTGCATATAAAACAATCAGTAAAAGATAGGACAATTTAATTATGAGCAATATACAAAATCCAGATGATGTTATTGGCGTATGTTCCGAATGTGGCTCAGACCAACCTATGAGCTATATGGAAAATAACCCATTTGCCCATCAAGGCGCTTCTGTCCCGTGCAAATATTGTGGTGGTGTTGTTATTATAGTCTATAGAGAGCAAAGAGATTCCTCCATTAACGGCAGCAATAAAGAAAGAGGACTATAACATTTAATGAAGAATTGGACTAACCTTCATAATCATACAGTTTTTTCTATGCTCGATGGACATGGTGATATAGAAAAATACTTATCTAAAGCAAAAGAATTAGGTATGCGTGGCTTAGCTACTACGGACCATGGAAATATACATTCATGGTTAGACTTTTATGATGCGGGTAGTTCTTTAGGCGTAAAGCCTATTCTTCGGAAGCGAATTTTATCAATCTAGAAAAACAAGGTTTGACCGTGACGAAGAAGAGCGCTCTGGTCCATCAAAAAATGAATGGGAACAAAGAGGCCCATATCATATAACGATACTGGCAAAAAATAATGTTGGCTATCATAACATAATAAAAATGTCTTCAAGATCTTTTTTGGAAGGCTATTATGTTAAGCCAAGAGTTGATCATCAGCTTATCTCGGAACATTCTGAGGGAATAATAGTTTTATCTGGCTGCCTAAATAGCGAAGTATGTCAAGCCCTACTTAGGGGCGATTATAACTATGCATTAGACAGTGCCTATAAAATGCAAAGTATTGTAGGTAAGGAAAACTATTTTATAGAGATGCAGGATCACGGTTTAGGTGAACAAAAAAGAATATCAAACCAACTTGTACAGATAGCCAATGCTATCGGGGCAAAAATAGTCCCCACTGGGGACTGCCACTACGTTCATAGGCACGATGCCAGATCTCATGACGTGATGTTATGTGTAGCGACTAATGCTACAATTAACACTCCTGATAGATTTTCTTTTAATGGAGATCATTGGTATCTTAATTCCTATGATGAGATGTCTAAGAAATTTTCCAACGAATGGTTAGACAATACAATGCACGTGTGTGACATGGTTGATCTAAATCTAAATTTTGGGGAAATACACTTTCCCGATTTTCCAATACCCACTAAAGAATCTTCAGTAGATTTCTTTGAAAGATTAGCATGGGATGGATTAAGAACCAAGTATGGTCAAGATCTTCCTCAGCATATAATCGACAGAGCAAATCATGAAATAAAAGTTGTTAAAGAAATGGGATTTTCGGAGTACTTTTTAGTTGTTTCCGATCTTGTTAGATGGTCAAAGTCAAACAATATTAGAGTTGGATGGGGTAGAGGATCTGCGGCTGGTAGTATATTGTCCTATGCTTTCGACATCACTAACCTAGACCCTATTAGGTTTGGCTTGTTGTTTGAAAGATTTCTTGTAGAAGGAAGAAAGTCAATGCCTGATATTGACCTAGACTTCGACGATAGGCATAGGGACAAGGTTATAGAGTACGCAAGAAGTAAATATGGAGAAGACAAAGTTGCACATATATGCACGTTTAATAGAACTGGGGCAAAACAATCCATACGAGACGCAGCTAGGGCTCTTGGCTATGACTTTGCAACTGGAGATAAGATATCAAAATTAGTTCCTCCACCTGTCTTAGGTGTTGCTAAATCACTTGCCGAGTGCATGCAGGTTACAGAGTTTAATAATGCGTACAAAACAGAAGAAATATCTAAGGAAATAATAGATGCTGCTATTGGACTAGAGGGTTTAGTTAGGCAAACAGGAATTCATGCAGCAGGAGTTGTTATATCAAAGGGCCCACTTACAGACTACCTTCCCGTAATGAAAAAAGGCGCAGATAATCCGCTAGTGACCCAGTGGGATATGTCTAGGGTTGAACAGTGTGGTCTATTGAAAATTGACTTTTTGGGCCTAAGAAACCTGGGTGTTATAGATCAGTGTATTAAAACTATCAAAAAGAAATACTCAGTAGATATTGATGTCAATAAGATATCATTAGATGATCAAGAAACTTATGATGAACTTTGCAAAGGTAATGCTGTCGGAGTATTTCAATTGGAATCTTCCGGAATGAGAAACCTGATGTTACAACTTCAACCAAGAACGATAGAAGATATAATGGCTTTAATTTCGCTATACAGACCAGGTCCAATGGGTTCTGGTATGGACAAGCTTTACATAGATAGAAAACATGGTAGATCTAAAGTATCTTTTGAACATCCAAGACTAGAAGAGGTACTTAAGTCTTCATTGGGAGTCATGCTATATCAAGAAGACGTTTTAGCAGTTTCTAGAAGTTTGGCAGGATTTAACTCTGGAGAAGCAGATGATTTAAGAAAAGTTATTGGCAAAAAACAGATGGATAAGATTCCAAAGCTTAGAGAAAAATTTGTAGAAGGCTGCGTTAAAAATTCAGGGCTAGACTATTCTTTAGCTAATAAAATTTTTTCGGACATTGAATACTTTGGCGGGTACGGCTTTAACAGAGCGCATGCTGCTAGCTATGCAATGATTTCATATATAACGGCGTACTTAAAAACCCACTACACCTCTGAGTACATGGCTGCTCTACTTACATCTGTTGCGGGTAATAAAGATAAGTTATTTTTATATTTGAATGACTGTAGAAAGCTTGGCATAAAAGTTCTTCCACCGTCGGTAAATAATTCCGAAATAGACTTTGAAGTAAAAAGTCCAAACGAGGTTTTATTTGGACTTGGGTCCATTAATGGAATTGGAGCATCAATTGCAGAGTCCATTATTAAAAATAGAGATATAAATAATCCATATGTTTCTGTATATGATTTTTATAAACGTTGTGACCCAACGGTATTAAAAAAATCAACTCTAGAACACCTAGTTCATTCTGGAGCGTTAGATGAGCTCATAGAATCAGAGCAGGACAATGATATTAACAGATCTTCAGAGCTTTCTATTCTTGAAAAAGAAAAAGAAGAGCTTGGTATATATGTAACAAAGCATCCGTTAGAGGGCACGTGGGACATTATGAGGGCAAACATAGATCTGGAGCTACTAGACATACCCGATTGCACTAATGGTGCTTATATAAAGGTTGGTGGAATTATTTCATCCACTAAAAAAATTATTACCAAAAAAGGTGCTAGAATGTTTAAGTTTACTCTAGAAGACCCAACTGGGGAAATAGAGATTATTGTATTTCCAAAAGATGCAAAAAACTACAGTGATGAATTTTTTAAAGTAGGAGAAATAGCTTATATATCAGGAACATTAAATAGAGAAAATGAAGATGAAAATTCATCTCATAGAATATTTTTATCTAATCTAGAAAAAGTAGACAACGCAACTATGTACAGTGGAAAGGCTATATATCTAGACTCTGACCAGATAAGCTCTACACAGTTAAAGAAAATATATGATATAATAAATAGCAACAATGGAAATAGGCAAGTATACTTTAACGTCAAATCAAATTTAGGTATTTTTGTATATAAGTTTAATAAAACAACAAATAAAAACGCTGAAAAATTAATCAAAGATTTATTAGAGGAGAATTAATATGGCAGCTACTGGTAGTTATCAAAATCCTTCGGAGAAACAATGCTGGACCTATTGTTTTTCGTGCGGAAGATGCGAGGATAAGGGCAGGTACAGTAAGTGCAATGGATGCAGTGGAAGATATGATCCTAAGGGCACCATAGATGCTCACCCGGAGGACTTTTGCGACTGTAGAAATGGCACGCTTAGATGGAAGACTCAAACAGGTAAGGTTATAATTACAAAGTTTAGATCAAACCCTTACGCAGGTTCTGTTACTTACGAAAAAAAATCAGAAGATGAAAGAGACTGGGAGTCTTACTTAAGGGATATGAGAGAAAAAATGAATGATCCAAATTGGAACCCAATTACAATAATTGACGAAGACAATCCAATAAAAGGCACTGGTAGATAATGAATCAACAGCTCGCAAGATTAGTAAAAAATGATATTTCATTAGTTGAGTATGGCGATGCCCTAAAGGCTATTGATGATAGGTATTTCATTCAATCTGGTATAGTTGGATTCTTTGCAAATAAGAAGCAACTACAGGATCTATACGATATTTTAAATTACTATCTAAATATAGAAAACTTTGAACAATGCCAAATAGTAATCGATGATAAAAAAATAGACGTAGTACCGAAAGGGTAGATGAAATGTCAAACTTTAATCACTTTGATGCAATGGAAATAGGAGACTCTGGTTGGGTCCCAATGCCAAACGGAACTTATAAAAATGTTAACAACAACCATTATATTGACGAGCTTGGAAAAGAGTTCGATGAAAAAGGAAATCTAATATACGACCCTAATGAGGACATAAGTGACAATAGTTAAATCAATAAAAGAAGTTTCTAACTTTGAAAAGTTATGCCTAACGGAGCTTTCCTACTCAAGGATGGATACATATAAGATGTGTCCATCTAAATATTTTTTTTCCTATATAAAGAAAGAGCCTCGTCTATTTGGTGAGGCTGCTACTTTACGGCAATATAGTTCACTCAGTACTAGAAGATAATGTAGATAATAATTTAAAATTAAATCAAGAAAACATCTTAAAAGATTACGAAATACAAAAAAGTAGTTACGATCCAACTAATATAATTAAAAATGATTTAATTGAAGTTGGTAAAAATATTTTATTAGAATTCTACGATAGACACCATGAAGAAAATTTTTCCGTTAAGGAAAAAGAAATGCATTTTGGGTTTGTTCTTGGATCATTTTACGTAAATGGATTCATAGATAGAGTCGACGAATATGACGACAGAATCGACATTATAGATTATAAAACGGGTAAGTGGGAAGTATCGCAAAAATCTATTAAAGACAACCTACAGCTCGGCATATACGCTCTGGCAGCAAGTATAGCTTTTCCAGGTAAAGAGATCTACGCAGAACTTTACTATCTAAGATCTGGCAAAAGGAAAGGTCATGTCTTTACAGATGAGGATCTGGAAAATGTTAAGGCTGACATAATTGGCTTTGGCAATAAAATCATTAATGATAATAACTTTAATCCGACCTCAAACGAAAGGGTATGCTCCTTCTGCGACCATGCTAAATCAGGTGCTTGCGCAACAGGTGTGGCTAGGAATAGAAAAAGCCAGGGCCGTTAAGCCCTGGCTTCTATTCTAAAGTTTAAAAATATTAGTTATTTACTGGAAATGCAATAGAGTCTTGCACCAGGTCAACCTTACGGTCACTGTCAATCACTACCTTAATCGCTTCGTCTGTAGTGTAACCCAAAGACTCCAATGTCTTTACTGCTGAGCTCTGCATATCTACTACAAAGCTATTGACTAGCATATTGAGCGTTGTCATTATTTTTACCTATTCTTTCGTGGTTAAGTTGAAATTGATTAAAATATAATATATAATATATCAGCAGGAGAATCCAATGGATCCTTCAACTAACATAAGATAAAGGATATACCATGGAGATAGATCATGTCAAGCCGGAAAGGTTTTTTTTCGAAAAATCTTTCTGCTTAAAACACCCAAATTTTAAAAAGATAAAATCTAAATACAAAAGTAACCCAAAAGACAAAGATGATTCGGTTACAGAAAAAGGGCGGCCGAGGTAGTGCGTATAGATATACGAAGACCGGCTACAGGGAAGATCTTGGTTTAAATCTTCGATCAAATTGGGAAGCAAATTTTGCCAGGTTATGTAACGCATATGAAATAGACTTTGAATTTGAGCCAAAGGTATTTACTTTTCCAATTAAAAGAGGAACAAAAGGATATACCCCAGATTTTTATTTTAAAAAAACAGAAGACTGGATTGAAATAAAAGGCTACTTAGACGATAAAAGTAAAATAAAAATAAAAAGATTCAAAAGGTATTATCCTGATGAGTTTAGTAGATTAACTATGGTAATTAGTAAGTATTCAAATGAGGCAAAACAATTTGTTGTAGATTTACAAGTTCCAAATGTTATTTATTATGAAGATATAAGAGATGAATATTCTAGCATATTATACAAATGGGAAGGTAAATAAATGGCAGCGTACAAAGAACAGTATTACACCTTGGAAGAGCATGAAATGCAAGCATTAATTGCTCTAGCAAAAAAGGATGATACAAAAGCGCAAAGAGAGTTATTAAAAGTATTTAATAACTTTTTGACAAAATATACAACAATGTTATATCATCGGAAAGTATAATTTAAATGACTACGACATAAGAAGGTTTATTGCCCTTTTCGTTAAGGATAACTACGCAAGGGCGGCTTTGGTTAGGAATAAACTTAGCCCACCAACTGCAAAGGTTGTTAACGAGGTAATGAGGGGGATACTCTATATGTCGACAAGGTATGGAACAGAAGAGGACATTAGGCAGACCGTAGATTTGACCTTTCTTCAGTGCGTTACAAGATATCAAAGAAAGGATTCTGAAAAAGGACCCATTCCATTTAGCGCCTTTTTGTATAGTTATTATTTTTACCTACTTAAAAAGAATGTAGACACATTCCTATTAGATCAATTAGGTAGAAAAACATTTCCACTAATATCAGACGAAAGCTACGATGGAGACGAAGAGGAAAAGCAAGTAGGCTTTAGGGCTGATCCGATAGAGGTAGATATGGATGCCATATTAGCTGTTGAACAGATTGATGAATTATGGGTTATGGGAAAAACAGCTGCACAACCTTTTGACCAACTTTCCATTCAAGAGAGACAGCTGCTAAAATGGAGGTACGTAGATGGAAAAAGGTCATCAGAAATAGCCACTAAAATAACTGAACATCCAAATACTGTAAGAGAACATTTAGGCAAAATTAGAGACAAGTTAGTTGATATAATAAAAACATCTCAATTAGAAGATTTATTTAGGTATGCAAAAAAAAAGAAAGAATAAAACAAAATGAATAATGAAAACTTAAATAAGCTAAACCAACTACTAGGTTCTTTTTTGGAACCACAAATAAAAGAGGTCGTTAACGCCTATGGTGTTGGTGAAAATTATTCGAAGTATTTTGTGGAAATACCGGAAGTTAATAATATAGATTTAACGGTTCACGACATGGCAAACCTTGTAGCTAAGACTTCCAATGCCTACGGAAGAGCAGCTAGATTCGCCGGTATGACAAGAGCTCATTACAAGCTTACTGAGGGTAGATATAAATCTATATACAAGAAGAATAGAATAGGAAAAAATGAAGCAGAGCGAGAAGCTGCAGCTATGCTCGCAGCAGAGGATGAATATCAAGCCCTTGTTATAGCTGAATCTCTAGTGCATCTAGCCGAGTCCATGGAAGCCTCTTCTAGAATAGCCTCAGAGTCAGCTAGGAAGTTGATGGACAAAATGCAGTCTATGCAGATCGCATCTGCAAGAGAAGAAAAAGGATTCTATTCAGATAAGGATTTTCAAAATTTTTAATATGACAAAATTTATAGGACATTATAAGAGTGTTAATTCTCCAGAAGAGTTTTATTCTGCGCCAAGACAACAGTTAGATTTTCCAACTCAAGTTAGACGTAAGTCTAAAAATTATTTACTTTTTAGCACAATTCAAGTAAGTACTTCAAAGCAGGAGAAAAGCATACTAAGCATTGCGAAAGCAAGAAGCATAGATACTGGAGTAGACGTATAACATGCATATAGAAGTTTTTTGCGATGGAGCCTCAAGGGGTCAAGGGCAAAAAAAACTAGGCGAAGCAGCATGCGCTACAGTCGTCTATAAAAATAAAAAGCAGGTAGCACAGTTTGCTAGGGGACTTGGTGCCAGAACCAATAATGAAGCAGAGTACGAAGCAGTCATAGCTGCTTTATTGATATGTAGCATGTCTGATTTTGTAAACCCAATTATATACACTGATTCAGCTGTAGTTGCCAATCATATTAATAAAAAGTGGAAGTGTAGAAACAAAACTTTACTACCACTTCTTATGACTATTGAAGATATATCTCAAGAATATAAATTTAGAATAGTTCAAGTACCAAGAAATATTGTATGGGAGCCCGATTTTTTAGCCAATGAATTTCTCGATGCCCTGGAAAAAAGAACGCAAAGCCCACAGAATGAGTGATATAATAAATGGTATGAATAGAAAAATTTATAATCAACAACCAATAATTATAGGGCTAGCAGGTAAAGCTGGCAGTGGAAAAACCTCCGTTGCAGAGTCCATAGTTCCAAAGGGTTCGTTCGCTACGACAAAGCACGGAGCACTATGGGATCACATATTTTATGCGCTGCCGCTATATGAAATGTTATCCTCTAAGGTTAATATTAGAGGGCTTAACGAAGAGTCTAGAAAAAAATATGCAATACACCAAACCCTGTATGAGCTTTACGGAAACAATGCGTTGGGCACTATACCTGAATACAACGACTTCGTTACAAAGGTAAATCAAATTTACAATCTTCCATTAGACCCAACTGCTAGCAAGCAAAGATCTTTTCTTCAAAAAGCTGGTGATATATGTAGGAAAGAATATCCTGAATGCTTTTGTCACTGGGCGATAAAAAAGTCTGTTAGCTTATACAAGTCATACATAAGGTCCCTAGAGGAGGATGAAGACGAAATTCCATTTATAGTTCTAATATCAGATGTTAGGTTGGAAAATGAAGCCAAGTCAATACTCAAACTACCTAATGGATTTGTGGTATACTTTGATGCAAGTCAGGAAGTTCTTAATGAAAGACTAATGAAAAGAGATGGCGCAATTTCTACATCAGAGCAAAGTTCTCACAAAACGGAAAATGAACTTGATATAGTTAAAAATATCGCATCTTTTATAGTAGATACTGATAACCTATCCATAGAAGAGCAAGCAAATAAAACACTAAAAACCCTAGGATTCCTACAGGAGAACCATGCCTAAGATAAATAAAACTGCCCTTGAGCAGTCAACCGATTCCCCCATTGATCAAGCAGTTACTTTAAACGCTGCAGAGATCTCATTTTCTAGTTCACCAATATTCATATGTGGTGTAAATAGAAAAATTAATATTGGAAACTTTGAAAATATTGACGTGTATGCTGGTATAACTTTACCACTTAATGGAGTATCCCTAGATGATAAAGAAGCGCTTCAGCATGCCGTTCAAGAAGCAGCAGCTTATGCATTTGCGGTAGTTTCAAAGGAAACTAGTGACAGATATACTTTAATTAAAGAATCTCAACAAAATAAATAACATTATTTGACAGCGCATGCTGTTACTATATATACTTATACAAAGCCAAATAAATAACTAAAAAGTTAGGTAAGGTAAAAAAATGTTTAAAAAAATAATTCAAAAACTATTCAAAAGAGCAAAAGGTATTAAAGTAGGAACCGCTGCTCTTGACAAAAAAGTAGATGATCACTTGGCTGCCTGGGAAAAGAAAGCTACAGTTGTAGCTTCTGAGGTAGATGAAGCGATTAGGGAAATTTCTTCAGAAGTTTCTGAAGCAAAAAGTGAAATTAAAAAGGCTGCAACTGGTCAAGCGGTGAGGTCTGCATCAAGCACAAAAAAGCAAACAAAACCAAAAGATCCTAACGCAGTTAAAAAAACTCCAGCAAAAAAGCAAACAAAACCAAAACAATAATATCTTTTACTAAAACGCGGTATTTTCATACTTAGAGTATGGAAATACCGTTTTTTAGTTTACTATATTTGATAAGTCTATAAAGGTTTAGGTTAATGGTTATGTCTTTAGCTAAGTATAGAAAAATCTATAAAGATGGCAAAAAGCCAGTAAAGATAAATGATGAGTTTAAGTATAAACAAAAATCTTTTAATCTAAAAAAGGAAAATTAAATGTTAAGCTTTTTATGGAAAATATGGTTTTACGTATTTGATATACTCGACTCAATGGAAAATAGAAAAAATAATGGCGATAAAAAATAGTATATACATTAGCGGTCCAAGAATGGGAACTAATAATTCTTTATTTGGAATTGAAATAAATAAAAGAAAAAAAGCAAAGTCAAGTAAGTCTAAGAGGAAAAAGAAGTAATGACTAAAGATCCTAGATTAAAAAGAGCTCGGAGTATCTGGCTTCAATAAGCCAAAAAGGACTCCAAGTCATCCAAAAAAGTCTCACATAGTTGTGGCTAAGTCTGGAAGTAAAGTAAAAACAATTCGCTTCGGTCAACAGGGTGTTTCAGGGTCACCGAAAAAATCTGGTGAGTCAAAATCTTACGCAGCACGTCGTCGTTCTTTTAAGGCGCGTCATGCAAGTAACATTGCTAAGGGAAAGCTAAGCGCAGCCTATTGGGCTGATAAAGTTAAATGGTAAAAATACAAAGCTTAGTCTAAAAAAAGGGGGAGGCGTTATGATTGAAGGAATTTTAATTGCTGCAATAACTACCATAGGTGCAATAATAGTTGCTCTAGTTCAAAAGGGTAGAAGAGAAAATAAAGATGATCATAACGTAGTTGCAACTTTGCTCGTTAATGTAAAAGATGATATAATTAACTTACACCATAAAATAGATCACGTAGATCAATCTCTAGATGGTCATATTGATTGGCATATGAAAAAAAAGGAGAACTAAAATGAAACACGGAATGCACAAGATGCCTAACGGAAAAATGATGGCTGATAAAAAAATGAAGCCAGCTAAGAAAAAGTCAAGCAAGAAAACTTCAACAAAGAAAAAGGATAAATACTAATCATGGCGATGCACGGCAAGATGGATAAAAAGAAATCAGCTAAAAAAGCTCCAGCTAAAAAAGCTGCAGCAAAAAAGAACGGTTTGACGCCAGCTCAGAAAAAGCTTCCGCCTTTTCTTCAGGCAGCAATTGCCAAGAAGAATAAGAAAAAATAAATAATAAGGAGTATAGGATGAGCAAAAAAGTCGCTTGGAATATAATTGTTCCGGTTAAACAACCAAAAGATCTTAAGGGTGTTGCGCCTGGAAAATTGCCAGAATCCATTCTGCGCCCTGCTGTAGGTGGTGGAAAACTTCACTGGCTAGCAGCAGCCGCTTGGGCAGCAATGGTCGAGGCAGCAAAGGTTGATAAGATTGTATTGAAGCCAACGTCCTCTGGAGACACGTATCGAAGTTTTGATTCTCAACTCACGGCATTCAAACAGCGCTACACACAGGTTCCAAACGGCAATTCCACTAGGACTTTTCAAGGCAAGAAGTGGTATAAAAAGTCACCGAAACTCGCAAGTCTTGCTGCTCCCGGAACCTCTCAACACAATAGCGGTTTGGCTGTGGATGTCCATACTGCAGGAGAGCCAAAGCGTCTTAATTGGCTAATTGCTAATGTTCGCAAGTTTGGCTTTAGCTGGGAAGTTGTGCCAGAAGAACCATGGCATTTAAGATATACAGAGGGTGACAACCCTCCAGCAGCCGTGGTTGAGTACATGTCCAGAAATGGCATCTCAGCTCCGGTGGCAGGTGCGAAGCCCGACAAGGCACCTGCTACTTCCGTGGTTACCAAACTGAAAAAAATCTTTAAAGATGATGGTGGAGATCTAGATCCAGGTGACACTGGCCCGCGAGTAACAAAACTGCAAGAAGAACTCGCAGAGCGTGGTTTCTATAAGGGTGCACCAGATGGTCAGTTTGGTCCAA